TAGCCGTCGGCCAGATGCTCGGAGATGAAGAAGTTGAGCAGCGCCCACTCGATGCGGGCACCCATGCCGCGGTAGAGCCAGTAGCCGTTGCCGGAGAGCTTGACGCCGCGCTCATAGTCGATCAGACCCAGATCGGTGCACAGATCCACGTGGTTCTTGGGCTCGAAGTCGAACTTGCGGGGCTCGCCGACGACGCGGATGACCTGATTGTTCTCCTTCTCGCCGGGAAGCAGGTCATCATCGGGCATGTTGGGCAGAGCGGACAGGAAGGTGTTGATCTGCTCGGCGATCTCGGCAACACGGGCGTCGCCGGCGGCGATTTCGTCGCCGAGGGTGCGCATCTGCTCGAAGATGCCGTCCACGCTCTGACCGGCCTTCTTGAGCTTGGGAATCTCGGAGGATACCTTATTGCGCTGAGCCTTTTTGGCCTCGATGTCACGCAGCAGGGCGCGGCGCTCGGCATCCCAGTTCAGAAACTCGGTGAAGTCCACAATGCATCCCTTCTTGGCAAGGGACTCGCGGACGTAATCGGGGTTGGTTCGGATAAGATTCTGATCCAACATGGTGGTTTTGACTCCTTTATTGTACCTTACGGTTTATTTCGGAATGTATGCGCATCTGCTCTCATGATACGCGGAAATGACGCGGTTTAGTCACAAAAGACGGAAAAATCGGCCTGCGGCACCTCGATGACGGCGGCGTAGTTCCCGTCCGGAACGGCGGTGTCGGTATTGGCGGCGCGCACGTCGCCCAGATAGGACAGCAGCACCAGAATCAGTGCGGCTGTGAACAGCGGCAGCAGGTACTGGAAGATAAAGCGGCTCAGGGAGAGCTTGTCGGTGTTACTCATGGTCCGAATCCTTTCCTGCAAGCCCGGAGAGCTGTTCGACCAGTGCTTCCAGATCGTCGTTGTCGTAGTATTCGAGGGTGATGTAGCCCTTTTTGCGGCCGGGTTTGAAGTCAACTTTGCGGCCGAAGCGGTCCGAGAGGCTTGAGCGCCAAGAGGCAAAGTAATCCTCACGGATACCGATGGGAGCGGTGTTGGGAGACGGCCCCTCTGTCGGCGGGGTTTTCAGGGCTTCTTCCTGTGCTTTGATGTCGGCGGCGATGGCCTCGACCTCGCGCACGCTCAGGTCGTGCTCAACGGCAAGCGCGGCAATCTCGGCGCGCTTGCCCTCGTCGGCGATGGACAGCAGGGCGCGGGCATGACCCGCGGAAAGCTGCGCGTCCTGTACAAGTCTGCGGATGTCCTCGGAGAGGGAAAGCAGACGCAGAGCGTTGGCAACGGCGGGACGGGAGCGTCCGACGCGCCGGGCTGCGTCCTCCTGCGTCAGGCCGAAACGTTCGATGAGCGCCTGAAAGCTCTCGGCCTCTTCGATGGGGTTTAAGTCCTCACGCTGGAGGTTTTCCACCAGCGCCAGCTCCAGTGTCTTGAGCTCGTCGGCTTCCAGCACGACGGCGGGGATCTCCTTGATCCCTGCCATGCGGCAGGCGCGCCAGCGGCGCTCACCGGCGATGATGCGGTAGCGCTCGCCGTCTTTTCGCACGGCGATGGGCTGGATGAGGCCGTGCTCTTTGATGCTGTCGGCGAGAGCGCGCAGAGCATCCTCGTCGAATTTACGGCGCGGCTGACCGGGATTGGGTTCGATGAGACTGATGCGCAGGGTTGTCAGCCCCTTTTCAAGGGCTGCGGGGGTCTGCTGATCGGGCGCAGGGCTTGCGCTGAGCAGCGCGCCCAGGCCCCGGCCGAGTCCTTTTGCCATTGGATTCACATCCTTATTGATTTCAAAAAGCGTTTGAACGCGGTTTAAGCATTTGCGGCGATGATGTACTTTGCCAGTTCCTCGTAGCACCGCGATCCCTTCGAGCCGCGGTCATAGTACATGACGGGCTTGCCATGGGAGGGGGCCTCGGACAGGCGCACGTTGCGGGGTACGACTGTGGGGAACACCTGACGGGGAAAGTGGCGCTTGACCTCTTCGGCGACCTGAAGGGAGAGATTGGTGCGGCCGTCGTACATGGTCAGGAGAATCCCTTCAATGTCGAGCATGGGATTGACCGACTGGCGTACCATGCGCAGGGTATCCATAAGCTGGGACAGCCCCTCGAGGGCGTAGTACTCGCACTGCAGGGGGACGATGACAGAGTCGGCGGCGGCGAGAGCGTTGAGTGTCAGGATGCCCACGGAGGGGGGACAGTCGATGAGGATGAAGTCATAGTCGAAGGCAACGCCGTCAAGCAGGGTTTTGAGGCAGTATTCGCGGCGGGGCAGCTCGATGAGCTCAACCTCGGCACCTGCCAGTGCGATGGAGGAAGGGATGAGATCGCAGTAGGGAGTGTGAACGATGATGGAACGGGCGGAGGCAGAGCCGATGACACCGTCATAGATGCTTTTGCGCTCGTCGTCGCGAAACACGCCAAGACCCGACGAGGCATTGGCCTGCGGGTCGAAGTCGCACAGGAGTGTGCGTTGGCCGGCGGATTTGAGTGCTGCGGCGAGGTTAACGGCGGTTGTGGTCTTGCCGACACCGCCCTTTTGGTTGGCGACTGCCAGTATTTTACCCATTTGTGTATGCTGTACCTCTCTTTAAGGTTTCCGGTAACGGGAAAGACGGGATTGACAGAATAGTTTCATTTTATTATACCATATGCTCCGAAAAAATCAAGTGTGGGAATCGTAGATGTTTCACGTGAAACGTCGGATTTTGGGATAAGATGACGAAGATGATGCCTGTAACGGATACAGCGTGGCCCGGGAACGCTGCCGCGTTCCCTAGAGAGAAACCGCACGCGGTTTCTCCGGGTCAAGGGGCCTGTGGCCCCTTGCGGGGGTTGAAGGGGCCGCGCAGGCCCCTGGACTGCCGGGACAGGCGACGCTGATGCAACAGGAAATGCTTTGCAATACTGTATGAAAATATAAATCAAAACGTATCCCGCCAGATCGTACTTCCTGTAACCTGCACGTCGAGACGCAAAGTGAGTGAACGCGCAGCGTTCACGACTGAGCGTCGAGCCACGCCAGAACCCGCGTCCTGTAACCTGATCTAACAGTCAGAACCCGTATTCTGTTGTGATGAAACCGGTGACTTCACGGTTTCATCACAACAGAATACGGGTTCTCTCTTTACGTTCAGGCTACAGGAAACGTATTCAAACGTGGCTCGCGACTCACTGGTTTTTGTCGCTCGACGTTCAGGCTGCATTGAACGACATCTGGCGGCAAGGTTAGGTTTTAATTTCATTTTTCTTTATTCTACACATCCTCGCTACATCTACCTTCCCTGTATCCATTTCCCCAGGGGCCTGCGCGGCCCTCTCACCCCCCGCAAGGGTGCAACGCACCCTTGACCCGGAGAAACCGCGTGCGGTTTCTCTCTAGGGAACGCTGTTTCCATTACAGACATCACAACCTTTTAGCTTCCAGAAAATGGTGGGAAAAAAGTGGGAAAAATCTGGGACGACAAACCGAACACATGTATGCTATACTGTGATCGCAGCGGAGAGATCCGGTGCAGCAACGAACCGAAAGGAGGAATGCCTATGGATGAACACATGGAGGAAGTCATCTCCTTCTGGCGTGCCCTGATGACCGACGAGTCCCAGAAGGCCGCCGACCGGCTCAAGGCGTCCGAAAACCTCGCCCGGTTCCTTACCCGCGAAGAACCCGACGAGCCCTCCCCCGAAGACCGCGAACTGCGCATCCTCGTGGATTACGGAGGTCTGCCGTGCAGCTGATCGCACCCACCAATCCCGTCTTTGAGCCTGTGCACCGCTCCCGCTGCCGCTATGTTGTCCTGCGGGGTTCGGCAGGCTCCGGCAAATCCGCCGACACTGCCCAGTCCTACATCATCCGCCTTATGACCGAGCCCGGACGCAACCTCATGTGCGTACGCAAGGTCGAGGACTCAAACCGTACAAGCACCTTTGCCGAACTGTGTGCTGCCATCAACCGCCTCGGTGCCGGAGAGCACTGGGAAACGCACCTGTCTCCCCTGTCCCTGCGCTGCCGCGTGACGGGAGCGATGGTGATCTTTCGCGGCGTGCTAGACGCCCGGCAGCGGGAAAAGCTCAAGAGCATCACATTCCCAGAGGGTAAGCTCACCGACGTCTGGATCGAGGAGGCCACGGAGCTGGAACCCTCCGACCTCGAGATCATCGACGACCGTCTGCGCGGTGAACTGCCCGAGGGCCTGTTCTACCAGATCAAGCTCACTTTTAACCCCGTCAGCGCCAACCACTGGCTCAAACGGCGCTTTTTCGATCACCGCGACCCGTCTGTTCTCACGCACCATTCCACCTACCGCGACAACCGGTTCATCGACCCGGCGTTTTACGAGCGCATGGAGCGCCGCCGGGTGCAGGATCCGGACGGTTACCGGGTATACGGTCTGGGTGAGTGGGGTGTGGGAGGCGGACAATACTTCTCCGAGTGGCGGGATCGGCTGCACGTCTGCGAGCCTTTTGCGCTGCCGGGAGACTGGCGGCGGTATGTGACGCTGGACTACGGTCTGGACATGCTGGCGGCGTACTGGGTGGCGGTGGACGGCGAGGGGTCTGCGTGGGTATACCGGGAGGTATACGAAAGCGGGCTGATCGTATCGGAAGCGGCCAGGCGGATTCTGGCGGCGTCGGGAGAGGAGGTGTATCAGGTGTTTGCGCCGCCGGATTTATGGAACAGGCGGCAGGACACGGGCAAGAGTGCCGCGGAGATCTTCGGCGAGTGCGGGTTGGTGCTGAGCCGTGCGGAGAACGACCGTGTAGCGGGGTGGTACAACCTCAAGGAGTGGCTCAAACCGATACCGGACGGGGAAGGCGGTGAGCGTGCGCGGCTGCGGGTATTTTCCAACTGTGAGAACCTGATACGCACGCTGCCGGCGCTGAAGCGGGACGAGAAAAATCCCAACGATGCAGCGCGTGAACCGCACGAGCTGACGCACGCGCCGGACGCGCTGCGGTATTTTGTGGCGGGACGTCCCGCCCCGGCGATGGAAAGGAGGAAGGAGCGTAAGCTTGCCGACCGGCTGGGGATGAGGGGAAAGGACGGCGCGGCATTCTGACGAAATGCAATAGCGGGAGAAGATGGTAAGGACAGATACAGCGGCGCAGCCGAGCTGTGAACGCTGTGCGTTCACAAGGGTGCAGGGTCCTGTGGACCCTGCCGAGGGTTGAAGGGGCGAGAAGCCCCTGGAGCGTTGCTAAGGCGGCGCAGATGCAACGGGAAAAGGGTGGCAAACAAAAATATGAAAAAATATAAACCTTTCCGCCTGATCGTGCTTTCCTCTGTCTGCACGTCGAATGACAAACAAAGTGAACTCGCAGAGTTCACGAGTGAGTCATGAGCCACGTTTGAAGCCGTCTTCGGCGTACTGGCCTGACAGATTGAACACGTTTTCTGCAACCAGGGCAAGGCTGCAGAAAACGGCAGCTATCGTGGCTCGTCGTGCCGCGTGAACTCTGCGAGTTCACAACGCTGACGACTCGGGGCAAGGAAGCATGGCGTACCATCGAAACTCCGGTTTTCGGTTTTTATTTATTTTATATTTTCCGTATTTTACACTTCCCTCTTTTTTCTATACCTCACCTGCCCCGGCAGTCCAGGGGCTTCGTGAACTCTGCGAGTTCACGGCCCTCACCCCCACAAGGGTGCAAAGCACCCTTGACCCTTGTGAACGCACAGCGTTCACAGCTCGTGTGCCACGCTGTATCCCTTATGTTCCTCATCCCTCATTTTGCATTTCATCCACTATCTTTGAAAGGAGCTGTTTCACATACAGGTTTACGACTACGCTACCCGCTTATCCCGCGAGGAGACCGTCCGTCTCCTCCTCCCCTACGCCATGTCCTCCCGCGAACTCATCGAGTCCGACTGGGAGCGTATGCGCGACTACTACGACGGGCATCACCGCACCCAGGATGAGATTTCCGAGTCCTGCCGGCAGGCCGGCATCCCCTGGATCTCCGCTGCCTGCCCCGACCCCTATCTCCACGTCGAGAGCCAGATCGTCCCCGATCTCCCCGACTTCTCCTTCCTCCCGCGCGAACCCTCCGATGCACCTAAGGCTGCCCAGCGCGAGGCGCTCGTGCGCTTCGTCCTCGACGACCAGTCCGTTGCATCCCTCACTACCCTCCACGAACGCCGCTGCATCATCAACGGCACCGCTGTCTGGAAGGTTTTCTGGGATGGGGAACGCGTGCGCGTTGACTCCGTCGATCCCCGCGCAATCTACCCCGACCCTGCTGCTTCCTCCCTTGACGACTGCGAGTTTGTCAACTTCCTCTACCCCATGCCCCGCCGCACGGCAGAACGTTTGTACGCAGAGGAACTTGCCTCCCGTGGGCTTGACATCTCCCGTCTGCGCGACGAGTACGGCGATCAGGAGGTACAGTCGGAGGTCATCACGGTCTGTGAGCACTGGTACAGGCGGCGTGATGGGCGTGTGGCCTGCTCCATCCTTGTCGGCGGTTACGAGCTGCGTCACATCGGCGATTACTGGGAAAAGACTCGCTGCACGCACTTCCCCTTCGTGTTTCAGTACCGGGTGCGCAGCGGCGAGAGTGTCTGGGGAAGCTCCGACGTGCTGCCGGCGCTGTCGCTGGTTGACGCGGTGGACCGTGAGCTTGCCCAGGCGCAGCTTTCCGGGGCATTTTCCGGCTCCGACGTGATTCTGGCCGAGCAGGATGCCTTTGCCGTCCCCCCGGAGAACCGTCCCGGTGCGATCTGGAACTTAAAACCCGGCGCGCTGGAGAAAGTTCGCAGGCTTGGGGGACTTTCCGACCGGGCAGAGAGGCTGGAGATGATCGACCGGCTGCGGGAGATGATCCAGGACACGGTGGGCAACTACGACATCGGCATGGGCAAGGAGCCCACGCGCACGCTGTCGGCGACGGGGCTTGCCCAGCTCATCGAGCGTGCCGAGGCGCGCCGTGCATCCAAGAAGCACGAGCGCATGCGGGCGTGGAACGCGCTGTTACGGCTGATTGACTGGACGGTGCTGGAGTTCTACGAGGACGGGCAGGTTATCCGTCTGGGGGCAGCCGGCGGGGGGATGGTTTACCGGTTCTCGTGCGGGGAGTTGGCCGACTCCAACGGTTATTTTCCGGGGATTGACTGCGTGGTCAGCACGGTGGACGCGCTGCAGTCCAGCCGAACGATGCTGCTGGGTGTCATCGAAGGACTGCTGGGACATTCGATTACCCGGGAAAACTATCTGCTGGTAATCTCGGCGCTTGCGCTGCTGGACAGCGAAGGTGCCCGGAAGTTACAGGCGCATCTGGAAGGCATTTACGGCGCGGTGTCGGTGTCCGATCCGCAAAACGGCGAAGAGAAAGGAGTGTAAAGCATGAATCAGGAATACGAAGGTGCCCTGCAGGAGGCGCAGGAGCTCATGGCGCAGGCGTACGAGCGCGAGGAAGCTGCCCGCGCGGAGGTTTTCCCCGGGCAGGGGGAAAACGCACCGGGCACGGATTTTACGAAAGTTCTCCCCCATGAGGGGGAAAACGGGAGCGCCGAAGTCTACCCCGAGGAGGAAGAGCAGGACGACATTGATGCGTACGTCACGGACCGGGCATTGCAGGAGCTGGGGCAGCGTTTCCCAGGCATGGACTTAACCGAGCTTGCCCAGAACCCGCTCTTTATCCGGTTTGCCGCAGGCGAGGGGCGTGACTTCCGGCAGATCTGCGAAAACTTCGATGCGTTCATCGATCAGGCGCGGGCGTTGGTGCGCAGCGCCCGCCAGCCCGACCGGCGCACATCCAGTGCCGCGCCGGCACGGCGCATCCCCCTGAGCAATGTCCAGCGCCGGGAGCTGGCTGCGTGGAACGCAGCCAATCCGGCCTACCGCATGAGCGAACGGGACTACTTCAGCCGCTTGCGGGGATAGTTTTCCCCCGTGCCGGGGAAAGGCGCAAGACGTGTAAGCGGCGGTCATCGGAGGGCAGCGCGGGCAGGCATTTATGACCGCCCGCCCATCCGGCAAAGAAGCCCCCAAACGCAATATGGAGCGCAGCTCCATGCTTCATTATTCATTATTCATGTTGATTTCGCTTCCGCGAAATCAACGCATCATTCAAAACAAACGGAGGTATTTTACGATGGCTGTTACCAACATCAACACCGCATGGAAAACCGATCTCTATCCCCTCATCGACAAGGTCTTTGAGGTCGAATACGCAAACCGTCTGGGCGCGCTGCGCCAGCTGGTGTCCGAGGAGGACTCCGGCAGTGCGTCCTTCCGTCTGGAGGGCATCGGCGGCTTTGGCGAGCTGCCCATGTACAACGGCACCCTGACCAACATGGATCAGAAGCGCGGCTTCATCACCCACATCGTGCCTCAGGAGCGTGCCGGTTCCATCGACATCGACTACAAGTATGCCCGCACCGACCATTCCGGCACCGCACGCCGTGCCGGTCGACTTGCCGCCTACTCTGCGGCCATGAGCGTCTACACGGGTGTGCTGAAGATGTTCGGCTCTGCGTTTGACGAGAGTGTCGTCGGCGGCGACGGCAAGCCCTGGGCGGCAACCGACCATCCCATCGCATCCTCAGCTTCCGCCGACGGCGTTTCCACCGTAGACGCAGGCGCCGGCACCTACTCCAACCTCATCACCGACGAGCTTTCCGTCGCG